AATGCCTCTAGTTCAGCGCGAAGCCATCCGTCGGGGTAGCGGATGTCGCGTCCCTGCACAGCGATCTGCAATCCTTCCATCAGCTGCTGCTTGCTCTGCGATGTGAACTTGAATCCCTCTGCACGCTTGCAGACCTTGCGCAGATCCTCGACGATCGGATCGCCGACGCCCGTCGAGTCGATCTGCGCCGGCTTGTCGCCGAGCATCTTCGCGAGGCGCTCGCGCGTGACGGTCCACGGTGCCTGCCATCGCTCAAGGCGGCAGACCGCGCCGTCCTTGTCGAGCGCGATGGCGACCGTGTAGTCGACGCTCTTCGCGAGGTCGACGCCCCAGCACTCGGGCGCGGCCTCCGACATCGGGCCGATGCAGTCGCGGATCGCATCGAGTCCGAACGGGTTGCCGCCGTCCTCGGCGGGAATGCCCTCGTACTCCTGCGCGAAGACCTCCGGCGGCAGCGACCGCCGCGCGGCTTCGACCTCGTCGGGGTCGATGTGCGGATTCGCGACGGTCCCGATTCGGAATGCGCGCATGGTGCCAGTCGTGTCGCCTTCCGCCTCGCTGAAGAGCCTGTGGAAGTCACCCGTTCCCTTCGGCGTCCCGAGGAAGAGCGCCTTCCCCTTGCGGTCGGCGAGCGTCGGGCGCGCCGCGTTGCGCCACCATTCGAGAAGGTGCGGCACGAAGCCCGCTTCGTCCACGACGATCAGGTCGTAGTCGCGGCCTCGCCCTGCGTCTATGTCCTCCAGCGACCAAAAGTCGATCACGCCGCGCGTGACGAGTTCAAGGCGCTTCTCGACGCGGTCCATGCGCGCTGTCACAGGAGCGAGCGCGCGCTCGTACTTGCGGATCGGGTCGGCGAGGTACTTGTAGGTCGGAGCGAACCAGCCACACTTGCGGCCAAGTATGGCATTTTCGATCCCGAGCTGTATGCCGAATGTTGTCTTGCCCCAGCGCCGTCCGATCTCAAGGACGCTGAACCTCGCGAGGTTCCTGTAGACCTGGCGCTGCGACTCATGCAGCACGGATTCGAGCGTCGGTAGCCTGACCTTCAAGCATCATCCGCCTTCGGCATCGCGGCCTCGATGCGCTCGATCGTCACGACCTCCTCGCGCGTCGTGGTGTCGGCCTTGTCGCGCTGGTCGAGGTACTGCTTGCCGAGCCAGATCAGCATCGGAACGCTGCCTTCCTTCGCCTTCATGTACTGCCAACGGCGCAGGCTCGTACGCATGTCGTCGCGGCCCTTGTCGAGTTCGTCCCTGAACCGGTTGTACAGGGTGACGCGCGCACACCCCAGCACGGTCGCGATCTCTTCGCCGCTGCAACCGATGCGCGCCAGCTCGAACACCTTCTTCGGGTCGATGTCAACCTTCGGCCGGCTGCGTGGCATCCTTGTACGCCTCCATGTTCAGGCTGATGAAGTGCCTTGAGCAGTTCTTGCCTTCAGCATGATGAACCACCGCGATGCGAGAGAAGCCGGCTGACTCAAGTTGGTCGTGCAGTTTCGCCGCCGTGAAGATCGCATGGTGGAAATCGTTCTCGTCCGTCTGGCCGCCCATCAGGTATGCCTCGATGCTCGGATCTGCGCTCCCGGCGACGATGCACGCGACGATCTTCGCGAAGTCTGGTACGGCGACGAACAGCCGGCCCCCAGGCTTCAGCACGCGCCGCCCTTCCCGAAGCGCGACCATCGTATGGCACGTCGGGACATGTTCCAGCTCATGGCTAGCGCGAATCTCGTCGACGGATGAGTCAGCGATGCCATCGAGGACGCGGCAGTCCTTTCCGTCCTTGATGTCCCAAGAGACCCATCCGTCCTCGATGGTGTTTCCTGCTCCGATGTCGATCTTCATGCGGTCCTCTGTATCCATGTTGTAAGCCTTCCTTACTTGTTCGCGATCATCGCTTCAAGTTCAGTCTCGGCGACGGCGATCTGGGCGTCAAACTTCTCGACGCCCACGATGTCGCCATGCCGCCAAGATACCTCGCGTTCGGACCGCAGCGCAGCGATCTTGTTGCGCGCAAGCTCGACCAGTTCTTCATGCGTCATCGTTCCCCCGATCATGCGGGCAGTTCTGCCCACACCAGCGCACCGTCGAACGACGCAGAAGTCAGCGCCACAGACTGTCCCCACGCGAGGTACGCGCCGGGCGGCACGATGATCGCTCCACGGATCTCATCGACGAGCACCGTGACATTCGTGACGGCGGTAGCGGCGGTCAGGCCACCCGATGCGCTCGGCATGAGGAACGACGACGCGAGAGCGCCCGTGTTGGCCGTGTTGACCATCGCGTAGCCCACGCCGCCCGTCGCGTTGAAGCCGTTGAGGCTGCGCGACTGGGTCTGCGTGCCAGTGACTGCGGTGCCGCCCTGATTCGCGCCCCAGAAGTTCCAGTTGTATGCGACGGCTGCGGTGCCCGTCGTGCGGATCGCAAGCTTCGCCATGAGGATGACGAGATCGACGCCGCTCGACTGCGGGTTGAACAGGCCGATCGCGGGCGTTCCTGCCGCGCCGCCGGTAAACGCGGACGCATTGATCGCGTTGAAGCCGACCTGATACACGCGGCCCGCCTTCGCGAGCGTGTAGTAGTCGGGCGCGATAGCGCTGGTGAGGATCTCGCCGTAGCCGCCTGCGGGCGCGGTCGGATTGCCGCCGCTCTGTCGGGTCGTGGTAAGTGCGCCTGCCTGTCCCTGAATGATCATCTGAGGCTCCTGTCGTGGTTAGACATGCTGGAAGTTGCAAATGAGATCGCCCGCGCCGATCGCCGTGTTGTCGTTCAGCGCGGAGCCGCCAGTAAGTGCGTAGGAGAGTCCCGTTCCGCCCGGATTGATGCCGAGCGTAGATACGATCTGAAGACGGCCCGACGCGGCGATCGGGAAGTTCATCGTCGCGCTCGTCGTTCCCATCGTGACCGAGGCCGACGGAAGGTTGAAGACCTTCAGATACCGCACGGATGCGACGGTGTTGAAGATGTCCACCATGTGGATCTTGCCGAGCGTCGCCTTCAACTGCGTTAGGTTGTTCGTCGCTGCGGAGATGAGCGTCGTGACCGTCGCTCCGTTGCTGACGCCAGCCGCGCCGAGCGCGATGCCGCCGCTGACGGCATCGGTGAGGATGCGCCGCGTGTTCGTGCCGTCCCACGCCAGCGGGATCGGATGCGCGGTCGGCGCAGAGCCGACGGCGACATTGCCGCCGACAGCAGCCATGCCGTTGACATTCGCCGTCACGACGGCCTGACCGCCGTAGAGCGACAGGTTCACCGTCGGCGTTGCGAACGGCACGAACGCCTGCGCGTTACGCAGCACGACATGCGCGACCCATGTACCTGATGTGTATGCCGAGCATCGGACGCGGAAATACCGTCCCATCGCAGGGAACAGCCACACGCCGTTTCCTGTCGCCGTCGCGATCGGAACATTCGCGCTTGCTGCTGCCCATCCAAACTGCGCCGTCCATGTCGTGCGGTCCGTCGATGTCTCGAACGAGATAGTGCCAGCGCCACCGACGAGTTGCACGGCGATGCTGTTGTAGCCCGTGGTATCGACGGTGACCAGCGTCCTCGCGCTTGTCGCGCTGCCGACGAATGTCGTTCCGTCAGCAGGCACGGCCTGTCCGAGGCTGCTGACGCTAAGTTGCCTCGGGCTTCCGTTCGCATCGACGCCGCCCACAACATTTGCGACGCTCTGATCGAGTTGCACAGGGTCGCGCAAGGTCGCCTGCAACGCCATGCCGACGGGCCGCTGTGGGTCAGGCTGCACCGATGGCGGCAGCAGCAGACCCGGTCCCATTCCATCGACCTCGTTCAGGTCTTCTCGGATGATCGACAGAAGCCCGCCATCGTCTATCGGCAGCGCGTCTGTCGCCGTGACGCGCTGCGCTGAGTCCATGTCAACGATGATCTGGAGCCTGTCGCTCGCTGCGTGCGTCGATGTGTCGTAGACGAGCGTCAGCGTGTTGTTCGCGAAGGAGAACTCGCCTGCCGTCGCATCCGCGAATTGATAGATGATCTCGTTTCGCGTGGTGTTCGTGATGAGTTTGATCTGCTCAAGACGCAGCGTCACTCCGACGAACGCGATGGTGCCAGCATTCGCCGCTCCCGGCGTAAATGTCCAGCGCGCAGGGATGTCTACTCCGAGAGTCCTGTTCATAGTGCTACCGCCATCGCTATCGCGAAAGACTTGCTCGTCGCGCCCGTCACGCTCGTCACGGGAATCGAACCGAATCCGACCGTGCCGCTCGCGCGACGCAGCACCTGACCGTCAGCCGTCGCGGTGATGTCTGCTGGCGCTCCAGTAGACGCCGCGCTGCGACCGATGATGCTAGATCCTGTTCGGTTCGTCAGATAGAGTTCCAGCGTTGCGGGATCGATGCCAAAGTCGGCCGTGAGACCGATGTTCTCGATGTCTCCAGTCCCGATTGAACCGCGCCCGAGGATCGTCTGCTGCGGCACCTGCGCGATCTGCGCAGTCGTGATCGTGTTGTCCGCGATCTTGTCTGCCGTGACGGCCTTCGCGGCGAGCTTGCTGTTCGTGACGGCGCTCGTTCCGATCTTTGTCTGCGTGACGGCTTCGTTCTTGATGTTGACAGACTCGACGCCATCGGTCGCGATCTTCGTCGTGGAGACCGCTCCAAATGCGATCTTCGTCTCAGTGACCGCGCTAGACGCGATCTTCGTGTCGGTGACAGCTCCGCTGTCGATGGTCCATGTTGAACCAGACGCGGAGACCGTGATGTCGCCCTTGTCGCCGTCGGAGATCGACGCCGTGATCGTCGTCGGTTCCCACTGCGTCTGCGAGGCGTTCCACGCGAGCGCCTGTCCGTTCGATGGGGCCGTCGAGGCTACCGACCTGCCCTGAAGGCCGTCAACCGTCGGAGACGGATAGTTTCCGGCCAGATCGCCGCCTGCTGCGCCCGTAGCCGTCGAGACCGTGGTGCTGACAGTCACCGTCGGCTGATCAAGCTCGACGGTGATCGCGTTCACGACGGGATTGACTGTGACCTGGTAGGTGGTCATGGCGCGGTGTTGCTGTTCGGAATGACCTCGAATGTGCCGCGCTGGAGCGCGTGCTTCACGGTCGGAGGCGACGATGTGTCGTAGAACTCGAAGTCGAACACGCCCGTCTCGTTCATCGTCAGAGCGCCCGTCACGGTCGACGAGATCGTCGCGACGGCCGTAGTCGCGGCCGTTCCGACGGAGACCGAGATCCCGAGCGACGGACTCGACAGGGAGAAGCGCGTTGCCGTGTCCTCATACGACGCGCGGCCGATCATGCGCGCGTTGTAGCCCGTCAGGACCGCAGGGTAGGTGACGGTCAGCGTGCAGGTTGCTCCGCGCTTGATCTGGAGATGGAGATCGTTGTTCGCGCCGTCGCAGCTCATGGCTTCTCGTCCTCCTCGACGAACCGTGGCGGCACCAGATACCAGCCCTCGGGGATCTCGACATCGTGCTCGCTCAGACGCCACTCGCCGTCTACGCGCGCGTAGAGCCTAGCCTTGGCCTTCGGTCCGATCCTCGCCGGGCTTCCGTCGCTGACGAGCACCGTCCTCGCGCAGCCACTCGCGAACGCGACCGCCAGCAGAGCGAAGCCTATCCAGATCGCGATCTGAATCCACCGCAGTGCGTCCTCGCTCGATGCGCTTGACGAGCCACTCTGCGAGGGCCGCGACGATCTGCGCCAGTAGTCTGTAGGCCATGCGCTCATGCCTCGAATGCCTCAAGCGCCTTGACGCGCTCTTCGAGATACTCGTTCCGCTGTCGCAGGTGCGCGACCTCGCCCCTGGCCTGCGCCAGTTCGTCCGCTGCCCGCTGCATCAGCACCTTGGTGTCGATCCACACGCTGTGGACGGGAATGTTGGCCGTCTCTAGCAGCATCGCGACTGTGCCTGTGACGGCATCGCGGTGCGCCTGATACGCCAGACTGGCCTCCATCCAGCCGTGCTTCCCGTCCTCTGCCATCACTTGGCTCCCGCCTGCTCGCTCGTCTTGTCGTTGTCGCGCGCGAACACAAGGCCGATGCCGGCGATCACGGCTGCGATGAGCGCGGCCCAGTCCGGGTTCGTGGCCGGATCAGAATCCGAGATGGCCGAGAGCGCAGCGCCCGCAGCCGTGAGGATGGCGGCGATTCCCGCCGTAGAAGTCTTCCACGATCCCTTCATGGTCTGTCTCCAATTCGTCGTTCGATGAGGTCCAGCCTGCGCTGGATCTCGTCGAGCGATCTGCTCTGCGTCGCATCGACGACCGCCGACGATGCCTGAGTGCGTGCCAGATCCCGAGTTGCATCGGCGAGCCTGTCCAGGTCTCGCCTGTGCGTGTCAAGCTGCTCGGCCTTGCCTCCAAGAGCGAAGATCATGCCGCCGAACCCGACCACCATGACGGCGATCTGGCCGACGATCAGGATCGTCGTGAGTGAGATTCTTGGCTTCTCGTCCGACATGGTCGATCTATCGGCAATGCGAGGACAGTTGTACCGCGCACTCCGTTTTACTGCTGTTCATTTAGTCCTCGTCATCGTCCTCGTCCTCGTCTTCATCGTCGCCATCGTCCTCGACCTTGTCGGCGATCCACTTCATCAGGCCGGCGACCGTCAGCGCGTTTCCGAGGCTCGTCATGCTGACGCTTGTCTTTCGCCGGCGCTGCTTGGTCCACACGATCAGGACGGCGTCCGCGCCGACAACCTCGACGATCTCGCGCGCCTGCTGCGTGACCATCGCCGCCTCGACTGCGACTGGGTCGGGAGCTGCGGCCCGAGGCTTCGGCTCCGGCTTGGGCTTCTCGTCGCTCATTTGGCCGGCTCCACCGCGTAGCGGATCCTGCGGAATTGCTTGCCATTGATTGCGTGCCGCTCGATCCACAGGCGTAGCCACCATGCGCCGAGTGATGAAGGCATGAATCCCTTCTCGACGGCCCAGCCCTCGCCCGCCGATAGATCGTTCTTGTAGCCCGGTGACTTGATGTGAATCTGCTCGTCTCGGTCCACATCGTCGGCCGAGTTCAGCCGCTGCCGCGCGATCGACAGGTAGAACTCGGTATGCGTGTGGCCCGACCAGACGATATGCGCGTCTGGATACGAGATTGCCATCCTGTTCGTCTGGATGACGCCACGCGTGACCGGAGCGGATCCGCCGTACCCGTGATGGTACGCGATGATGATCGAACCCCTGTTCGAGCCGCCGCTCTTGATGTGGATGCGGACGAAGCCCTGATAGGTGCCGAGCTGTAGGAGCGGTGCCGACGGCTTCAGCCTCGCGTATAGCTGCTCGGTCAGGTCGAAGTCATTGTGCCTTGCGACCGAGGTCTCATGGTTGCCGCGCGACATCAGGACCCACCTGTTCGCGAATCGCGAATAGCGATCGACGGCGACATCGACGAGCTTGTTGAGGTACGAGCCGCTGCGGTATTCCTCTCTGAGCGCGGACCTGTCCGACCGCTTGTCATAGCGACCCTGGCAGCAGTCGAACAGATCTCCTATGTCCATGATGTAGGCGTCGGTCTTTTCGGCCTCGATCAGGTGCTTCATCTCAAGCTCGCGGTCACACCCGACGGCATCGTGGTGCGCATCAGACCTGAGGAGGAACCTCAGTTCATCGCCTGCCTTGTCGAGGTCGGCCACGACGGTGATGACCTGCGACGATGGGCGGTTCGTCTTCATGCCGGCATCCTCTCCATGACTTCGATCACCACATGAGGGACCGTGGTCGTCTCTCCGATCCTGACCTCATGGCGGAACGAAGAATCGTCCTCGACGACGCCGGCATCGGCGATGCCGTCGAATGCCGACTTGAGCATCGCCAGCAGGTTGTCCCTGTCGCGCCGCCGGCGGTCCTTGAAACGGAATGTCGCGACGATGTCGGCTTCCGCCATCGGGGGCTGCTGGTCGCTCCATTGCTGGGATGCGTTCCATGCCGCGAGGGCGCGGTATGCCTTGACGGCGCGGCTCTTGACGCCCCAGTGGACACGGGCGTTAGGCGACAGGTGCGGCGACGGTAGCGGCAGGACGATTCGCAGCCTCTGCATGACGCATCTATCGGCACGGCCACGAAATGAAAAGCGGCGGCTCCGTCTGAGGTCGAAGCCGCCGCCGAGGTGAATGCGTGAGATCTAAAACAGGCGCTTTACATGGAGCAGTGCGGACAGGATGCCGAACAGGACGGCGATCTTGATGCCGGCGTCGATGGCACCCGCGTCGGATGTGAGGCATCCTACGATGGTGCACAGGATCCCGATGGCCGTGAATGTGTAGCAGGTGTACTTGAGCATGGATCTCATGTGGCGTTTCTTTCTTCGAGGCGCTGGATGATTCGGTCTGCCGCGACGACGCAGTCGTGAGCGGCGCGCGCCTGTGCCGCCTGCTCCTCTGCGTCCCTTATCACAGACCTGATGAACCTGGCCGCCGCTCTGATCGTGGCGACGGGAACCCTGACGGTGTCCGAGTCTATGGCTTCGGGCGCGATGCAGTCGAGTTGGTCGGCGAACTGCACGGCCTCCGCGATCATCTCCTCGTCATGCGCAGGTCTCATCGCTGGCCTTTCTCGCGGCGTCCCACGATGCGTTGAACGCCTCCGTCTCGCTGCGGATCTCGGCAACGCAGGCCGCGTACCCGGCGGCGTCGATCATGTTGTCGCGCTTGGGCGCGTGTTGCTCGCGCGCGCACTTGTCGAGGATCATGCAGATCCCCCAGTCGGCAGGCGTCAGAGGCTCTCTGAGTTTGTGGCTGAAGATCGCGTTGATCGCGCCGACGGTGCGGGCGAAGTGCTCCTGCGGGCTTCCGTATGTCGCGCCGCGCTGGCGCACGGCATCGGCTGCGTCGAGTAGGAGTCGTTCGCGGTCTGTCATGCTGGCAGCTCCGTTCCCTTCTCGACGGCGTCGATGCGCCGTCCAATCCACCTCATGCAGTTCACCGCCATGCTGTTGCCGAGCGCCTTGTATCGCGGCCCGTCTGGCGACTCGGGCTTTCCGCGCCACGGGATGTTGGTGTAGTCGTCGGGGAATCCTTGCAGCCGCTCGCACTCAATGGGGGTGAGGCGGCGCACGACCATAGTCGCCTGATGCACCGCGGCGATCTGCTGCGTCACCTCTGCCGACTGCGGGCTGCGGCTTGGGTCATTCGACGCGGTCAGGCTCGGAGCGATCGCCGCGACCGCATGGCTGTGTCCCTTCGTCAGGGTGTACGACGGACCGTTCTCCTCAAAGTCTCCGAACGAGTGGCTGTCGCCGCGCG